CACATATATGATCGCATCTTGACCTGCATTTACTGTATAAGTTGTACCTGAACCTGTAGTACAAATTATATTATTACTATCTCCAGTATTATTTAAAACATAATACCACATTTTTTTATTTGGGAATGTAACTGTTGCTGTGCCCCCTGGACTTCCTGTAAAATCTAATATCTTACAACGACCATTCTCTTGTGTATAAGAGGTTGGGTCATTTGTAAAAGTTAATGAAAGTGAAGTTCCAGATAAAGTAACACCCACAACTTGATTGACCATATCATCGATACGTTGTAAGTTGTAGTTAGTTTGATCCCCCCAGGTGTTATCGTTTTCACCTGTAGCCATCAACCTCAACTCGGCGTTAGACCATGTTGATGCCATGTATTACTCCTTTATGCTATTCTTATTATAGCGTTGCTTGAATCTGCTGTCGGCCATTGTATTTCAAATGTACCTCCAGAAACTGAATAATCTGCTCCAAAATTTATCATAGCTACAGCAGAGTTACCATCACTTGAATTGTAAATTATACAACCACGTGTAGTAAATGTTGCTGAAGTCCATTGTGCGTTAGCACTAAAATCTGTAAATGCTGTTGTTCCACCTGAAGTTGGATTAACATTTGTTAATGTATATCCGCCAGTTGTATAACCGCTACCGTTAGGTAGTTCATCAGAGTTACCTGTTACATCTGAGTAGTTAGTTGTTGCTGCACCGTAAGTACCTGTGATACTTGCGTTAGCTTTTAGAAGAGCTACTTTAAAGGTATCCGCTCCGTTATTGAAATCATGATCGCCTTCAAGAAGTTCGACTTTGAAGCTTGTGCATAATGCTGAAGTTATTCCTGCCATTATCTATCTCCTTCTAGTTTTCCTAGTGTTCTGAGTTCACCTTTGTATAGTTCTGTGTTTCTCATTCTTACTTGTTCTTCTACCCCAAGAGTTTGAACTGCACGTTCGTACAATTGTTGGTAGTTGGTTAGTTGTTGTGGATCCTTCATAAATGTAGCTGCTTCAATGAGGCAGGCATATAACAAAGTGTCCT